CATAAGCTGACCAAATCTTAAGTCAGGATATTTCTCACTCCAAATTGTTGCTAGTTCTCTGCAAAATGGGTATGCTCTATTCGGATCTCTCATTAATTTTTACCCTCCAATGTTCTTAAAAGTTCGCCTGTTTTCTCAATTCTGTATCCAAGCAGGTCATAATCCAATTTGGAATTATCGTCATTATTGTATTTTTCTGACGCAATTGTGCGTAACGCTCTCATAATTATTTTCTGATTATTTAAAATTACTTTTTCGATATTTTTGTTCATAATGGATATCCTCCTATTTTTCGTCTTTTCTTGGTTTTCTTCCACATGTCTTCTTTTCTGTACAGAATCCAGTTTTCTCACATTTTGGTTTACATGTCATATCAATCAATGCATCCCACTCTTCTGAATACTCTCTTAATGCATTAAGATAATCTTTCATTAACTGATTTCTATATTCCCAATATGCCCTTGAGCAAGTTCTCTGTGTGGACATATCTACAATGTTTCTAAAATTACGCTTATCGACCATTTTACTTTCATATGCTATAGGTAATGCCATTGTCGCATCTTCGACCGGAATGTTATATACATTAATAAATTTTCTAATCATATCATTAATATTACTCATCATAAATGACCATTCTGCCAAGGCATCCTTATCATTTGCAATTGTAGGTGGAGTCACATATTTGAATCCTTCACCCTTAGAATAATTAATATATCTCGTAGATGCTTGTAATCTAGTTGGTAAACCTCCTACATGTGTGTACCATTCACGTAAAACTTTTGCTGAATATCCATCAATAATTGCATATACGTCTGGAAATTCCCATGTTCTTCCGTGTTCACTTTCGATACAATCTAAACCACGTTTATAATTTTTCTCATTATTTGATGTATTTGCTCCCCAACATACACCGGCATATCGTCCGATCATTGTGATAGGATATTTTGTTGTGTCTTTTGTGATTATTACTGTTCCCATTTTTTGTTTTTCCTCCAATATGTAACCAAATCTTCTTTCTTCATCAACCTCAAGCCAGCGTCTAAAGTCTTTCATGCTGACTTGGAGTTCTAATGTCTTTTACTTTTTGTTTGCATCATTACTCCAATTAATGTTATAAATACATTTATCAACATGTGTTACAACAAATTTAGCGTTCTCGAAATGTTTTACTACTTTTTCACTGTCAATAGTCAGTTCTACAGAAGTTTTGTTTTGTTTAGCAGCCTGTCTGATTTCTTTCTCAATAAATGCAATGTCATTTGAATAATCGTTCGATATCTTTCTAGCCTCATCTGCTGTAAATTTCTTTCTTTTCCAAACAACTTCTTTTGTATTGCGTAGAACTAGGTCTATAATAAATAAAATTGAAAAAACAACAAAAGTGATAAACGTTAAAATATTAGTATCCATATTTCCCTCCTAATAAAAATGCTATCTTTCGAAATATATAGATAATATTGTGTGTTACAATAATTTTTAATACAATATATAGTAAATAGACATATCATAATATACCATATGTCGTACTAAAATATAGATGAAACGATTCTTTCATCTGCTTATCTCATCACATTTTTCAGCAATGTAACCCTTGTTAATAGACCTACACCACCAGGAACAGGAGTTACGTAGCACAGTTCACCGAAAAAGCCATCAACATCTTCTTTGTCAACATCTCCGCACAGCTTTCCATCTTCATCTCTATTAATCCCTACATCTATAATAATAGTTTCACCACCAAACCATTTATAATCAAATTTCTTAGGCTTTCCAATAGCAGAGATAACAATATCTGATATTTCCATAAATTCTTCCATATCACCTTTTAGCGTTTTGCTATTACAGTTAATAACTGTTGCACCCTTATCAATCAACATGTTTACAAGTGGCTTCCCAACTATCTCACTTCTTCCTAATACAGTTACTAACTTACCTCTTAAATCAATATCATTAGCTTCGAGCCAATCAATAATTCCCTGCGGAGTGCATGGATTGTAAAGCGAATCCTTTCTGAAACCATCAACATCTTTTTCAGGACTAATGAATTGCTGTAATGTTTTTACATTGTATTTGTCTGGAATAGGAAGTTGGATGATGATTCCATCTACTTCCTCTGATTTATCAAGTTCTTTAATGATTTGGCATAAGTCTGATTCGTCAAGATTTTCATAATCTGTAATATGTACATGATTAAACTTAATACCAACATACTCACAATCTTTTCGTTTACCATTTACGTAAGAGTTACTTGCTGCGTCATTTCCAATCTGAATTATTGTAAGGCAACGCTGTCTTGGTGATTTTTTACATAACTCTTTTAGTTCTTCTTTTAGATTAGCTGCGTATTCTTTACATGAAATTTTAATCATTTGGTTCTCCTTATTGTTCGTCTTTTAATACCTATAATTGGTTGAGTAATTCCGGCTAATTCTAATTGTCTTGCCGATTTTCTGAATACATAATCTATATTTTCCATAAATTTAATTGTTCCATCTTCTTCAAGATGTTTATTCGGAATCCATACGTTTTGATTTGTATGATTGATTACAAATCGCTTCGCATTTCTATTCCCATATTTCCTTTTTATAAGATTTAATGGAATTCCTTTATAATATTGAGTCTCGTAATTCATACCTAATTCCCTTTCAAATAGTTTTTGAAGTAATATTCAAAGTACATTCTGATAAATACTCCTGAATATTTATTCTCCTTCATGAAAAATATTGGTATGTTGTATTTAAACCAAAAGCTATGAAGAGAACCTATAAATGATTTTTTGTTGTACTGTGTGTTGTAATTACCACATGTAACATCGCCATAGTCAGCATTCTCTATTAGTAATACTTTTGTTTTTGGTGCAAGACTTAACTCTTTTTCAAACCTGTCTCTACCGTTCGTGAAGTTTCCACTGATTTCTTCAAGGCTTCCTTTTCTTTCAATACAGACTTTTCGGTTGAAGTACAAGTCTCTTGGTATTGCTAACTTCTCATTCTTGGGGATCATAAAACTATAATCCCCATAATCAAGAGCTTTTTTCTTATAATTAATCTTTTTCTTATCAAAGTGTTCTAAAATGTGATCACACTTCTGTTCCCTCGTGTCAACAAGAATAACCATAGAAGAAACCAATTCATTAATTTCTTTGTCTGTATATTTAAAACTATCTATCATCTTCTAAATTTTCCTTTACTATGAATTTCTTGAGCCAATATTCAAACTTATCTGGCACATCTGCATAGATTTTTTTACCTGTTTCTGGATTTATTTCACCGGTAGGTTCTTTTTTATTCTTTTTCTCAAGGGAAATAATGTATAGAACATCAGTTTCATCAAAAGGCTCTTTATTATATTGATTAGTCCACATTTTTACTTGGCGTGTTTTACCACTATAAATTTCATAAAGAGTAATGTTTGTAACAGTTTTTAACACTTCCAAAACAGATACATAATACATTCGTTTACTTATTTCAGGATCTACAATATTTATAATTCCAAGAATCTCATGCTGATTGTCAATTTTTTCCTTTAAAGAAAGTTCTTTATATTCGATGTTTGAAACTAATTCGTTTAATAATCCAACAGAATCTATTTTATTGAATTGTTTTTCAGTTTCATGTCCATATTTCTTCAAACATTCAAAAGGAATATTGTTTTTTATTGCTTTTTCTTTTGACATCTGCTTAATTCCGTTTATTAAATCAAAATACGTAGTAATCTGCAATAAAGTATTTACATCTCCATAATTGTCAAAATAGTTGATTCTGATCAATTTATTGATAATTGTTTTATTGATTGAGTTGGAAGTAAGAGCTGTTAAAACGTCAATGAAAGAGCTATATTCCTTTAACCCTAATTCATACAATGTATTTACAACACCCTCTCCGAATCCTTTTACACTTGATAAATTTGGATAAATCAATTTATTTTTCTCATCTACCGTAACAGTTCTATTATCATTGCCAAACTTATAATCACCTAATTTATATCCATAGAATTTGATGGACTCTTCAATAAGAGCATTTATCTTATCTTTTTTATTCTTTTGTTGATAATGATTTATTGCGACTTCATAAAATGTTGATGTATAATGTGCTTTAAACCATGCTATATATGCAGAGTCGCCAGCCATCGAATACGCATGAGGAGAATTAAATGCGTAACGAGCCGAATCCTCAATTACGCTCCATACATTTGAAAAATTATCTAAGTTACCAAATTCATTTTCCCAATCTTTTTTCAATTCAATAAGAAGCTTTTCTTTCTTTTCACCTTTTAATTTCTTCTTAGAAATAGATTTAATAACACCATATGTATCTCCCATTTTCATTCCTAAAAACGAAAGAACTTTCATAATTGATTCCTGATATAACATAAAGTGTGCTGTATCATTCAACAACTCATCAATCTTTTCTTCTCCTGTTGTATATTCGGATCGATTAAGAAATCTGTTTAGCAGAGATGCAAATCCTGGTCTAATCGCAGCAATAAAGGCAGACAATTCAGCTAGTGTCTTAGGTTTATATTTTTTAACTTTATTTGTAGTAGATGCTTTCTCACATTGATTCACACAGCAAGTAATACCTTTTTCATAGATATCCCATGTTGGTTTATCATCTTTAATCATTTCTCTGAGTTCTTCGAAAGACGGTACTTCTCTTCCAATTGCTTTAAAACATTTATGAATCAAAGATACACTGTCTACAATAAGAAAATCTTCTTTAACATAACCAAAATCATCTAATACTCCGCCCTCTACGCAAGCGCACAGTGTACGTTTCCCAGTGGTTTTAGAGATTGCAGTTATGAGACCAACTTCTCTTCTAATATCTCCATCGAAAATTAAGTTTCCACAAGCATGTACTTTTAAATTAATTGTAATTCCTTGATAATCGTTACTCTTTCTAAATAGATCAATATACTTCTCAGGAATGTAATCTTCTACATTGATAAATTCTTTCTCTTCTTCTTCTGCATATTTCAATGCATCTTCATACTTATCTATGTATTTAGAAATCTGAGTTGCCATAGCAGGTTCTACATCATTTGCACCTGCGTATAATTGCCATGCTGCTTTTTTCTTAAGCTTTTCTACTGCCATAAGTGGCATACAACCATATTCTCCAAGTAATTTTTTTGTAGCTTTAATAAATGGTTCTTGATCAGAAATATTTAAGTCAATATCTGGCATCATTCCAGCATCTACACGTTCTTTTGTAAGGAATCTTTCAGGATAAATTGGGATATCAGAATTGAATCTATCAACAGTTGTAAGACCGATTAATTTATTAGTGATATATGAAGCAGCACTTCCTCTTGATGTTGTAGTAAGAATACCACCCTCATTATTGATTGCATCTTCTACTATTTTTTTACTTGTCAAGAAATAGTCTACAACACCAGAATTCATTACTTCTTTTGCTTCGTATCTAATTCCATCTGCTCGGTCTTTTGATTTGATTTTTTCTTTTGAATATGCTTTATTAAGGTCATTCATATAAATCTTACATTTTTCTTTATATGTCTTGTCCTTATACATACTAGGAATTTTAAAACTTCTATCTAATACAATTTCTTCACATTCATTTACAAAAACATTAGTGTTCATAAATGCTCTTAATGCCAATTTTTCATCTAATACATTTTGATTTGCAAATCTTTCAAGACCTGTTAACATATCTGGATAGTCCATAAACCATCCTTGTTCTTCGGGATATGTTACTTTTTTATACTTTAAAATCTGATCTCTTTTTACTTCTCCGACATCATTGATATAATGACTATCTAATCCTGCTATTATATCTATTCCATTTTTTTCAGACAATCTAAGAATTCTTTCATTCAATTTTTTCTGCGGATCAGTATTATTTGTCTGTACTTCAAAGAAAAAATTGTCTTGAAAATGCTCATGTATCTTTAACCAAACATCAGAAGCGTCATCATACCACCATCCGGCAATACATGCAGACGTAACAATTACATTATCTTTTGGAATATTCATTAATAATTCCAAGTCAATACGTGGTCTGTAATAATATCCGTCAATATTTGCCATAGATAAGGCGTAATTGATATCTCGTCTTCCTTCTGCATTTTTTGCAACTAAAACAATATGACAGTTTGTCCTATCTTTTTCATGTCTATCTTTAACCCAATAAGCTTCAGTTGAATGTCTATATTTTAATTTTTCTTTTTCTGCTACGGTGTATACATGAAAATGATTTCCTTGATTGCCGTGTTCACCAGAAAACAAACATTTTGCTTTCAGCTCATGGCATCTATTTGCATAATTTTCAATAGATTCACCACTATCTGCAATTGTTGGATTACTAAAATCTTTATGACAATGATAATTTTCAAAGTACAGATTTTCACAATAATCCTTTGTCTCATATGGAAATTTAAAGTTTAATGTAGGAATTATTTCTTTAATTAATTTATTTCTTTCCACTAACTAACCTCTCCAATTTCATCGCATATTGCTTTCAATACAAACTTTCTACCAAGGAAACCTGAATCCAAACTACAAACGACTTCCAACTCATCATTCATCATGCTACGGTCTTCATATTCATCAAAAGATCCATTGAAGTTCCATTTAATAATCTGTAAATAGTCATTCGGTTTAACCACAAGATGCTTATAATTACTCATCTGACCAATCTCATAATCTGTAATTCCATCAATAAAGAATCGTACAGATTTAAAGTTTTCGCCAGACACTAAGTCGATCTGCTTAATGTAGTCAATTAGTTTTCTTGTAATGTCAGACACATCAATCTGAACATCTACAGTAACCGTTGTATTAAGTTTTAATTCATGGAGATTATTCTCGATATAAGATAAGAATTGTTCGAAATCATTTTTATTAATTTGAATTCCTGCTGCAAGTTCATGTCCATCAACTTTGGCTAATCCACTATCATTGCAGATTCGTCTAAAATCTTCTACACCAACAGCTCTCATAGAACCTGCATATTTATTACCAACATCCTTTAATACAAGGATTGGTCGTTTGTATTTTTCTAGTAATTTATTTCCAAGTAATCCTGCTACCCCATAAGGAGTATCAATTAAAACTGTAATCATTTTTTTATGTAATTGCTGTTCACATTGCTCAATCACATCAGGAAGTAATCTATCTACTTCTTCATTCTGAGCTTCTTTACAACCTTTTAATTCTTTAATGTGTTTAAGAACCGTCTTATTTTCGTCTGCAAGAAAGGCTTTTACAGCAACTTCATTTTCGCCCATTCTATTCGCAGCATTGATAATTGGCGCAATACTAAAAGAAATTGCTGTACTATTAAATGGAAAACTTCCTACAATCTTTTTAATTGCAGGATTATGAATCTGTTGTAGTCCTTGATATACAATATATCTATTCTCCATAACAGTCATATCCATCATGTCGGATACCAAACCGCACGCTGCTAAGTCCATTAATTCGTCTGCATAATAAGTACCAAACTTGCTATCAAGATATTTACAGAACTTCCATACTACACCAGAACCTGAAAGATGTGGATTATCATATGACCTCTGAGACGATACCAAGATTACATAATCATCATACGGAATCTTTGAGTTAATTGCATGGTGATCAAGAATGATAACATCTACGCCATTATCACTTAATTCTTTATATTGTTTTTCGCTATTATCCAAGCTATCCACAATAATAAGTAAATTAAACGACATGAATTTCTTTAAATCCTGTCCTTTAAGACCATGTTTCTTACCTTCATCAATAAAAGGTACTGCCGAGGTAAAAAGGAAATTGTCTAAATATCTTGTGATAATAGCACCAGATGATATTCCGTCCGTGTCTGTATCTACTAACACGGCAACTCTTTCTTTATTTTCGATAGCTAATTCAACTCTTCTTGCAGCGTAGTCTATATTAACCAAGCTATCTAATGGTAATAGATTTTTTTCTGTAGGACGAAGAAACTCTTCAATATCATCAATACCTCTTTGTTCAAGAATCGTATTAAAAATTTCTTCCTCATACATACCTCTGCAATCATTTAAGATATTATAATTCTTCGTCATCATCATCTCCGATCATTTTTATCTCATTGTTTAATATGTACTCTAATTTTTCTTTACCCATATCAGATGGAGAAACTTTGTCGGTGTATCCTTTATCAAAGTAATCCCAATAACCAATCTGTAATTCAGAAAACCTTGAATAACCTTTCAAAAAATCAATATTTCTCATAATGTATTCCATCTTATATCCTGCATCGTGCATGAATATTACTTTCTTAGGATTAAGCTCAAGCAATATCTGTATCTGTTTTTTGCTTATACTTCCACTCCCAAGAGAAACACAATTTCTAATTCCATACGTATGACATTGCATTGTTGATTTTTCTGCTTCGAATATCAACACTTCGCCACCAGTTAAGAATTCATAATTTTGCGAATATCCATATAATGTATTGCTCATTAAACACGGACTCTGATAAAAATACTTTATTTCGCCATCTTCTACATCGTAGTTGAATCTTTCTTTTACACCCATTAGCTGACCAAACTGATTTCTAATTGGTATTGTTATTCCTTGAGATTCTACGTCATAACCTATCTCAAAGAACCTTTGAGTTCTAAGTGATATGTTGTCTTTAAGAAATCTCATGTTTCCACATTGAGAAAACTGATTTAAAATCGATTCATCATAAATCTTAGACTCACTGACTGTTCGTCTTTTTCTTACCCTCTCATAAAACCCTCCAAAGATTCCTCTCTTGCCAAAGAAATCAAAGTAATCTGTAATTCCAAGAACACGTTTAACTTCATTTAATACTTCTTTAAATTCAACATGACGCTGTGAAATAATATAAGAGAATAAATCTGCTTGAATATTTCTCGCATAATCATGTACATATAAGAATCTATTTTCTTTTAAATTGATTACAATTGATTTCTTTGATGAGACTTCATCTCTTCCGAATTGCATATATCTGTCTCGAATGACAATATTACAATAACCGAAATGTTCTAATACTTCTTTGAGTTTATCAGGGTGATTTAATAATTCTTTCTTAACATCTTCAAGCATATCACCTAGTACCTCATTTACTTTTTATTATCTAATTTCTCCGTGTTTGAATCTTGCCTGTGCTACTTCTCTAAAAATGCAATGATCGCCATCGTAGCGTAAAAGATATCCAACGCCATTATCACTTGAATTTGCACCAGATCTGCATTTCTCTGTAAAGATTGCCCTCCAAACAGCGTTGGGGTCAGGATTGTATTCTTCCTCAATCCATTTATCATTAACCTTTTTTAGTCTAAATGGATGACAATAATATTTACTTTTTGGATCAAGTTCTTCTGTGTAAACAGTTCTCATTAAGAACAAATTTTCGAGCTGCTCTTTGATCTGCTTGGCATTACTCAGTACACTTGCATCCAAGAATAATTTGCCCTTTGTATATTCTGCCAACTGAACAGATGCAAGCATTATGATATTGTATTTCTTTGCCATTTTATCAAGTTCTCGACTGTCCATAACTAACGAAAGGTCTTGTCTTGCTTGTGCTACGTCACCGCCTTGGATTTTAAATGTGTCATACAAAACGACATCATATCCATGTCTTAATACATTTTCTCTGATTTTCTTCTTAACAACAGTCATATCTGCATCTACGATAGAAATAAATTTGACACGACCTTTATAATTTTCTCTCCAAAACTTCTGCACATCTGCAAGTTGTTGTCTGTTTTCTTTATTAATGTCACCAGAAGACATTTTCTTTTTTGTCAACTTAAAATATCTATTACGTTTTCCAAGTAACCAAACCATAAATTTGATTTTGAACTTCTTGATATTCTCTTCGTTCGAAATAATTAAAATCTTTCTGTCATAATGTAAAAGAGCCATTAATACAGTTACCCACCATGTCGATTTACCAGCAGAACTGTAACCACCCATCATAGTTGTAGTTCCTTCAAGTAGTCCCATTACCTGACGTGATAAAAATGGAAAACAATTCATTTCTTCGCCATTTACATCATATCCGGCAATATCAAACGGAACTCCATTTTCTTCACCATCTGCACAAGAATCAATAAATTCATCATCAAAGTCAATCTCTTCTTCCTCAAGAATCTTGCTAGAATATCCAGTTCCATAAGAACTTATTCTTGCCTCATACCAATCGGTAACTTCTTCTGATGTCATTTTTCTAAACATCTTTAGAGGAATAATCTTTTTACCATTA